CACCTGGCCACCCGCCGCCATCCCATTGCGAAACCAATCCAATCGGTTTCACCGCATGAGGCGCGCCACAGCGCGCGCCCGTGCTGCAATGGAGATACGGCATGGCCGTTGGCGCACAGGGTGCAGCACCCGCTGGAACGTATGTCGAGACAGCGGCCGTCGGCGTTAAGGAAGACCTCGCCGACATCATCTACAGGATCGATCCAGATGAAACGCCGCTGGTTAGCGCGTGCTCGCGCGTGGGCGCCAGCCAGGTGCTCACCGAGTGGTTGATCCAGGAGCTGAACGCCGCCGCCGATAACGCCCAGCCCGAGGGCTTCACGGCCGTCATGCAGGCGGTGCTGAAGCCAGTGCGGCTGAACAACGTCTGCCAGATCATCGCGCGGACCGTCGGCGTGTCTAACACGCTGCGCGTGGTCGATATGGCCGGCGGGGAAGACGAATATAATCGTCAGCTGATCCTGCGCGGCATGGAGGTCAAGCGCGACCTCGAGCTGGCGGTGACGTCGCCGCTGGTGCGGACGATTACGGATCCGCGGCATATGTCGGGCCTCCCCTGCTACACCATCAATGGCTCGCGCGGGGCTGGCGCCGGCGTCATGCCCATCGGCGACGGTTCCAACGCCGGCACCACGGGGACGCTGCGGGATCTCGACCTCGCCACCGTCAATGCCGCCGTGCAGCAGTGCTGGCAGGCCGGCGGCAAGCCGACGTTGGCGATTATGAGCGGGAATATTAAGAATTATTTCAGCACGCTCTCGCAGGGCGGCACCGCTAACCCGATCGTGGCCCAGAACATCCAGTCAGTTACCAGCCGCGAAGGCGTCACCATCATGGGTGCGGTGGACGTGTACCGCACCAACTTCGGAGCGCTGCAGCTCGCCCCCGATCGCTTCTGCCCGCTGCACCAAATCCTGATCGTGTCGCCGGACTATCTGGAAATCGCGCCGCTGCCAGAACGCGACATGATCCAGATCGACTTCGCCACCACGGGCGACAATTCGCAGGGTGGCGTGATTTTTGAGGGTACGGTGCGGCCCACGGCTCCGAAAGCGCACGCGACCATTTTCGATTTGAATCAGTAACGAACGTTGGGGGCAGCTCCAATGAAACCCCCGCTTTACTACAGCCACGACCCGGTCACGACCCGGGCCACTAAAATCACGGAGGACGACGAGGAGGGCCTCGTCTTCCTGCACACTCAGCGCACCAGCGAGATTGTGGAGAGCGCGAAGGCACTTGCCAGCAACTTCGACCCGCACAGGCGCAATCCGGAGGGCATCACGCACGTCGCGCGGATCCCAATGGTCATCTGGCAACGGCTCCAGCGGTTGGGAATCACCCGCGATGAAAAGGCGCTGAACAAATGGCTCAATTCGCGCGAATGCCGACTGTTCCGAACTGACGACGGAAGGAAACTGTAATGGCCCACCCGACAACCAATCACGGCCACCCGGCAGCCGCGCAGGCACACTCACCGGGAGTGCTCCGGCAGGGCGAGCCTCGGGGTGTCCCACCGATCGAGCGCGCCGAGCCGGTGCTGTTCGATGATATCGACCCGGTGCTCCTGGTGCGGCTCTACCCGGACGACATCAACACCGCCGAGGCCAGGGCAACGGCGCTTGCGCAGGGCGTCGCTACAGCAGAGGCCGGTGACGAACTCGAGGCGTCACGAATTGAATTCGATCCGGCCGCAACGCCGCTGCAGAAAAAGCAGGCGGCGGTCGCGAACGCGCAGGCCGCAGTCAAGGCCGCCGAGCACGGGACGCCAGAGCAGAAGGAAGCCGCCGCGGCCGAACTCAAGCGCGCCCAAGCAATGCCCGAACTTGAAACAAGGAGAGCAGCCATGTCCGGCAATCAGACCACAGCACAGAAGAAGAATGAGGCAATCGCGAAGGCGCAGCAGGCCGTCAAGGATGCCGAGCATGGCACGCAGGAGCAGAAGGACGCCGCCGCAGCAGCGCTCAAGCGCGCCCAGAGCCTGCCTGACTGATTGACGCCAGCATGGCGAGCTACGGGCAACTCAAGGCCGAAGTCGCGGCGTGGCTCAACCGGCGCGACCTGGACCCGGTCATGCCCGGCTGGGTCGCCATGGTGGAGACGGAGATCGCCGAGACGCTGCGCGCCCGCTGCATGGTCACGTCCGGCGTGCAGAGCATCACCACGCCATACCTCAGCCTGCCGCCCGACTTCGCCACTATGGAAAGCATCCGCGACAACACGACGGGCGAGCTGCTGGATCTGAAGGACGAGTGGAGCGGCGACTGGGGCGTCTCGTTCAATGGCACCGACCAGACAAACACCAGTGCACCGTGCACCGCCTACCGGCTCGTGCACGACTGCATCGAGTTCCTGCCCCACCCGCCGCAGCCGCTACCGGATACCTGGCAGCCGCAGCAGGTCTTGATGGCATGGTACGCAAAGCCGCAGCCGCTCGTGAACGACACGGACACCAACACCGTGCTCGAGGCGCTGTATGCCGTCTACCTGATGGGAACCTGCAAATACGGGGCGATGTTCGAGCTGGACGACGATCGCGCAGCCCAAATGGACGCACAATGGCAGCAAGCAGTAACTAGAGCTAATCTTTGGAAACAACAATCAGACTATAGTGGAGCGCCATTTAGAACAGAATTGGCCTGTGTGTTTTAGGATGCTATACTATGCACATGACCAAAACAATCCCCTGGCGTGATCGCATAATCCCGGAGCCAAATTCAGGCTGTCTCCTGTGGGAGGGAGTCTATACCGGTTCTGGCTACGGCCAGATTACACGCAACCGCAAGCACATCATGGTGCATCGCCTAGCATGGGAAGAGGAGCACGGCCCAATCCCGCCCGGACTTTCAGTGCTCCATCGTTGCGATGTCAAAGGCTGTGTGAATGTGGAACATCTATTTCTGGGCACGCACGCGGATAATATGCGCGACATGCTTGCCAAGGGGCGTCAAGGCGATACAGCAGCTCATTTCAGAGCGCTGACGTATTGCAAGCATGGTCACCCCTTCACTACAGAAAACACGCGATATCGCCGCAACGGCTGTCGTCAGTGCCGCAAGTGTCATCGCATTAGAGCACTTCGCGCTTACCACGCAGGCGACGCCTAATGCCCGTTGTCACCCTTCGCATCGGCAAATCCGGAACGCTCGAGCCGACGTCAACGTCATCCGTGTGCGTGCAGCCGCGTCCGTTCGGCGTCGGCCGCTTCGGCGTCGGACTTTATTCCAGATATCAGCCCGGTGAATGGCCAGCTCCCCCCCGGTGCAAAACCGGAACGTGGGAGCCGGCTGAAATGTGCGGCTGCATGTGCGGCGCCACCACCACGACGGCAGCGAGGCGGCCATGAGCGACGACTACACGACGACACCAAACTACGGGCTGTTTAAGCCGACGCCGAACGCCGATTACGATCTGTGGGGCGATCACCTCAACGCCAACGCCGACAAGCTCGATGCGGTGATCCGGGGTATCGCCGTCAGCAGCGGCGGCGGAACCGTCTTTGATATAGACGCCTACGGTGCGACGGGCGATCGTAAGCAGTATTCCGGCACGCTGACGGTGGCTGCCGGCACCAATCCCACGCTCACCATTGCTGCTGCCGACCTGAGTGCCGTCAAGCCCGGACAACTGGTCGTCCTGCCCCTTGGCGGGGTATCCGGTGCAGGCGTCAAGGCAACTGTTGGATCGGTCAGCGGCAGCACGATAGCGCTCGTCGGCAGCGTCGCTACGGCGCTGAGCAATATTGCATTCCAGGCGACAGGCACACCGACGATTAACACGGCCGGAACGGGCGTTACTCCTCTGGATGTTTACACCCTGGTCGGCGGGATCGCGCTGATACCGGCCCAGGTGATGGTGGTCACCACGAAGGTCAACACCGTCGCCGGCAACACGAACGGCAATGGCGGCATCGACGGTAGCTACACGTTCCAGGGCACGTCGGGCGCTCAGACGTTGTTCCAGTTTACCGCAACGATTGCGAGCGGAGCCTTGGTGCCAGGCAGCATCGTGCTCACGCGGGCGGGGGTCTACCAGAAGGCTCCAGCCAATATCGCCGCCGAGCCGATCGTTGATGTTGGCGGCATCAGCGGCTTGGTAAACGCAACCGTCAAGCTGGTCATGGGCGCAAACGGCACCGCAATTTTGGGGCGGTCTGGATCGGGTCCGCCGGTCATTGATGAAAACGGGATCGAACTGTTTGGGCAGCCCGGTTCCGTTGCAACGGTTGTGGTGCCAGGTGGGTATTCGGCCATACCGCCAAACCCTGTATCGACCACGGGACCGGGAACCGGCGTTACGCTGATCGTCAACTGGGCGTCGCCGACCGTGATCATCGGTACGGACAATGCGCCCATGATCAATGCGGCCCTGGATGCGATCCGGGCGCAGGGAACGGGCTCTCCCAGAGTTACCGTCAACGCTAAATTGGTGTTTTCGACGGCGAGTGATTACCTGGTTAATGATGCGCTGAACGTGACGGAACTATCGGCGCTCATGATCGACGGGCAGCGAGCGGCAATCTATTCGTGCGCCAATGGGCTGCCCGTCTTCGATGAGATGAGTTCAAACGACATCACCAATATCAATTTATGCATTGCTGGCGATCCTACATTCCCCCCGCGTTGGCCTTTTCAATATGGTTATACGCGCCCTGGTGCGCCGGCTCCGCGAATGACGTTCGACCAGCTCCTTCTCACCGGTTCGTTCTCGGATGCCGGGTTCGATTACAATTTCGCATCGGAGAGCATCAACATGGGGTTGGTGCAGGCGAATATCCGTGCGCCCTATTCCCGGATCATGGATGCCTGCAATTCCTCCTATTGGAATGCGACATCCAAGTACATCCCCACAACGATAGCGCGCGACGCGCCGGTCAGTTTCATCGGAGGAACGTCGGGGCAGATCAGCCTGATTAATTCGCATCCGGCTGGCAGTTCCGTGTGGATGCTGGGCGGCACGGGCCACAACTACACCGATGCTTATTTGTATTCGCATCAAGAGGCATTCGTCATCAACGTCTCGACCCTGACGGTTACCGCCGGGCTGTTAGCCGATCACTGCCACATCGAGGGATCGAGGCACGCATTTTACGGCCAGCAAGCACCTGGCAGCGGAAAGCCGTCATGGACATTCAGCCGCCTGTCTTACAGTGACAGCCTGAGCTTTGTCTCCGAGGCGATCTACGCTTTGGCTGATAATGTTCTCCACACGGGTTTCTTCAATCATACGATAAACGTCGGGTTTCAGAGCGCGACGGCGAAGTATTTTGATGATCCGACCCGCATCGTTTACTCCGGCACCGTTATTGGTTCGGAGGGAACCGCCAAGCGGTGGACCAACAATCAGCCCGCGAGCATGACCGGGATTGTGATTGTGTTTGGTGGCGTTCCGCCGCAGACGTTGATCTATAACGCAACGGGTGAAGATGACACGCTGCTCAACGGCATGCTCTCGGTGTCGGGCGCGGTGCAAACCGGATCGAGCCTTAGTGTTTCAAACGGAGCCGTAGCGAGTGTCCACGTCAACTTTGGCGGCTTCTATACCAACCCGGATTTCCCGACGTGCGTGATCGATCCGCCCGCTTCTGGTGTGACAGCCCTAGCCAGCGTGACGGGGATGTCGTGGTTCGCTGCGAAAGACGCAATCGTTGCCGCCGGAACCGGGTATGTCGTGGGGGATGTTTTTACTCTGGTCGGCGGCACTCATGCGGTTGCGGCAAGCGCGTCGGTAGTGAGCGTAAACGGAACCGGCGGCGTCACCGGCGTCGCCATCGTCAACCCAGGGATATATTCGGCCTACCCTCCCGCAGGAGCCACAACGACTACCGGCGGCAGCGGAACCGGCCTCGTCATGGGTGGGTCGATATGGGGCGTGATCGCCAGGGACACCATTGGCGTCACTGTGACGGTGCCGGGCTCGGGCTATACGTCGTTCCCCAATGTTGCGTTCTCGGCTCCATTGAGCGGTGACCCGCAGGCGCGCGGCACTGTCCTCATGGGGACTGCGTGGTATGCCGACAGCGGCGGTGCGCACGGGACATTTACAGGGACCATCGGCTCCGGTTCCACCGGCGCGTTCCTGCCGCTGACCGGCGGGACGGTGACGGGCGCGACGAGGTTCAGCGGGGGGCTCACTGCGTCGGCGATCGACAGCACGCCAATCGGGGCTACGACCCCGAGCACCGGCGCTTTCACAAATCTGTCCGCGACCGGCACTGTCATGCTGCCTGCGGGCACGACAGGCCCGTTCCTGCCTTTGACTGGCGGCTTACACAGCATCGCTGAAAGTGGTGCCGTTGGCGACGGGGTAACAGACGATCAGCCGGCAATCCAGGCGTGGCTGAACACATTGACGGCTGGTGCGGAAGTGCTGCTGCAACCCGGCAAGTGGTATTACGTCCATGCCACTTCCCTAACCATACCTCCGCACATCGTCATTCGTGGTGCCTATAATGCGCGGGACAACCAATTATCTACAGCAGGGACATTTACCGCAGCAGGCGGGTTCTACATCGATCCGACACTGCCTATTGGCATTATCATGTCGGTGTCGTCCGCGCTTAAATGCGTCAAGGTGTATCGCGCAGGAATGGCGTCTGGCGTTAATGCAGCGACTGCCGCAGCGGACTATGCGACATGGGCTACTGAGGCTGTTTATCGCAAAACAAGCGCGGCCGTTGCGATCAGCGCCAGTCCGACAGTCATTCCATTGACTGATACCTCTGGTATCACAGTTGGTATGCCAGTCACTGGACCGGGGGGATACTCACCGACCGGCACAGCTTGGGCTATGTTTGTAACCGTCACCGCCATTAGTCCTGGGGTATCGGTGACTGTTTCCAGAGGACCCATCATTGCCATTGCGAGCGGTGCATTTCTGCGCTTTGGAAATAGTCTGGGGGTGATGGTATCGCGCGGTTGCAGTGGCATCGTCCTCGACGATGTGCAGATCATTGGTTTCCGTACCGGTATCCAGACCCACCCAGGGCAATTCTCAATCACGCGCGGATTTGGCGACTGTATCACCAACATCGAATGCATGGACGGTGGTGATTACGCGGTCATAAACGACTGTGAATGGCTGCCCTTGTATGGCAACCCAACGCCAAATGTGCGTCCCGGAGATGCGGTGTTCGTGCACGATTGCGGAGGCCCCATCTTCAAGGGATGTTTCAATTTCGGTTGGCAGACTGGTTGGCATGTCGAGAACTCTAGTCCAAAGTTTCACGCGTGCGGAGCAGAGGTGCCGACGGATGCCAACGCCACCACGGAGAATTGGACAATAAGGGGTGGCTCGCAGACCGAGTTATATCATTGTCATGCGCAGGCGGCAGCGATTGGGTTTCACTTCGATGGGGCGTCGCATTTCTATGCGACCGGCTGCACCAGCTCTGGCAACTTGACGACGCTGGCAACCAACGTCGCGCATTTCCTGTTTGAGAACACTGGCGCGGGGGCGATGTACGGAACGGTTGTTTCGCCGTTCGCCTTTGGAGGGTATCCCAACAAGGTTCCTTTCAAATACGGCACGGGAACGATCAATGCTTTAGCAATCCACAATCCAGTGATTGAGGATTTGGCAACCACACCAACGGCACCATTCATTCAAGGCAACGCACCGTTCACGACAACACCGACGCTTGCGCAAGGCATAGTCTACCAGGGCGCGCGCCCAAACGGAGGCACCTCCACGATCCTGCCCTACTGGAATGGCATCATCGTTGACAGCGGGCTGAACCCAATTCCGACGTTTACGATCAACATGCCTGCCTATCCCGCAGACTGTCAGGTCACGGAAATCTGGTTCAATGTCGGCGTGACTGCGATCACCTTCGGCACGACAGACGGTTCCGCCGTTGGCAACTGGAGTACAGCGGCACCTGCCGGATCGCGCCAGCGGTGGATTTATTCGGCTGCGCAGAACAAGTGGTTTCCCGGCGGGGCTGGTGCATTCATGCCGTTGAGCGGCGGTACGGTAACCGGAGCGACTACATTCAGTGCAGCGGGAACGGCGCTGACCGTAACCAACAATACGTCACTCGGAGGGCCGGTTGTACTCGCTGCATCGGCTGGTAATTTTATGACCGTCACTGGAGGAGTGGCATCCACGAATGCGATCAATATACAGCAATCAGGAACTGGTGGCTTTGCGTTTGGTGCAGGAACAGCGTCGATTTCGGCGGGGGCGGCAACGTTCGCAGGCACGGTTGCCTCGGCAGGCGCCAATATACTGCAAGCGGGAAATGCAACAGGAACCAACAACGTTATTCGATTTACGCCAACAGCAGCCGCAGGCGTGCCCTCTATCGCTACAATTGGAGTGGATACCAACGTCCAGTTGGACATCATTTGTCAGGGCACCGGAGGCATTCGTCTGCGATCGCCTGTTGGTTTCAACAATACGACACCAATTGCCAAGCCGACAGTATCGGGCGCAAAGGGATCAAACGCTGCATTGGCTTCGCTGATGACTGCACTGGCGGCGTATGGGCTCGTCGTGGATAGCACTACTGCATGAGGACGATATGATCGACCGCACATCCCGGCTTACTGTCGCGCTTGAGGCCCAGCAATGGGACGCCGTGCTCAATGCGCTGGCGGACGGCCCTTATCGCGTCACCGCGCCGCTCATCGCCGAGATACAGCGCCAGTGCATGCAGGCTGATGCGGCTATGCCCAGCAGGCCGCGTGGCAATGGCGAACTGCGCAGCGGCGTGGACGTAACCCCGGACACCAACGGATGATCGCCAAGGAGAAAACCTGATGGCATCGACAGCAGGACAGATGACGCCCACGCCAACCGGTAATCCGCAGTGGCGAGCTGCCAACGGAGCCATCGTCTGGGGCTGGCAGCCGCCAGTGCCGCCGCAGACTGTCCGGCCGCACGCCGGCACGTCATACGGCAACTATAAAGACTGGGTGCTGCGGATGGGGTTCAACCGGACCCTGGGAATTGCCGGCTTCTGGGTGAAGCTCCCGCGGGATCCAGGTGCAACGTGGTTCGTGGCCGTTACGGACGACACGTCCGACACGCCCTCCGGCGTCACCAACGATGCCAACCACCCGCCAGCCGGCGTGAAGTAGTCAGATGCCAGCTAACGCCAGCTGTGGCGCGGTGCTGGTGCGGTTGCGCTCTAGGTATGCGATCAGCTTGCGAAGGTGCTGCACGTCGTCGTTTACCATGCCTAGTGTAATGTTGCATTTCTCGCATAACCAGCCGCGGAAGTGCCCTTTCTGATGGCAATGATCGAACACAATCCGCCTTGTCGCACCGGAGCAGATATCGCATCGGGTTGGCTTAGGTCGGCCGGCCAAAAGCTCGCGATTACGAAGATAGGTGGGTTCCGTGACGGCGCGCTTGGGTTTTATCTTTTTGTTGCTCTCTATCCATTGATCCGGATTGTCACGATGATATTGCCGTGCGTATTCACGACGTCTTGCTTGATGTTCAGGTTTTGCATCGATCTGTTTGCGGCGTTCTTTATACGCATCGGCCCACGAGTGAACCTTATCCTTGTTGGCTTCACGCCACGCCTTCTGTTGTGCCGCAATCTTGGGGCGGTTGGCTTTGTAACGTGCGCGCCGGGCTTCAGTGTTTTTATATGGCATTGGTTTTCCGGAGAGAAAAATGCCTGACACGTATACACCGTTACTGGCCTTGGTGCTACCCGAGATAGGGGCATCGAGGGACAGTTGGGGGTCAAAACTCAACGACAACTTCGCCGCGCTCGACGGCTTTGTGTCACAAGCCATGCCGATCGGGGCGGTGATCGATTTCGCGGGCGCCACCGCGCCGGCGGGCTGGCTCGTCTGCGACGGGCGCAACGTTTCCCGCACGACGTATTCTGATTTATGGGCCGCCATTGGCACCGCTTGGGGGGCGGGGGATGGCACCACCACGTTCCGGTTGCCCAACACGCCCGGGCGGGCATCGGTAGCGGCTGGCACCGTCACCGACAGCAACGGCAACCACGTCGTGTTCTCGCTCGGCCAGACCACCGGAGCGGTGCTGCAGACCATCCAGCAGACGCACCTGCCCAGCTACAATCTGACGGTTTCCACGACTGGGGCGCACACCCATGGGGGCCTCACGGGCGGCGCAGGCGCGCACAGCCACACGGTCGCAGTGCCCAATGCTTCGCCAGTGGCGGCGGTGACGCCCGGCGACCTGGGCGGTATCTGGTCAACGAATGCCGGCATGACGACCGTCGCCACCAGCGGGCAGGATCAGCATGTTCATACGGTCGCCAGCGACGGGAACCACACGCACACCGTAGCCCTCGGCGGTGGCGGGACCGCGCTCCCGGTGCTGTCGCCGGTGATCGTGTTCACCAAGATCATCTATGCGGGCAATCAGGCCACAACCACGGCGCTGATGGCGTCTGCACGGCCGCGACGCGAGCTGTCCGCACCGCTGCGTGGGAGCCACTGAGACATGCCGCGCGTAACCCAGGCTCCTCCCGTGGGCGTGGTTCGGAACGCCACACCAGAGGCGACGCCTGGAAGATGGTTCGACACCGATCATGTCCGCTTCCGCGGCGGCCAGATCCAGCCGATCGGCGGCAACGTGGCATTGCAGGATGTCGCGGGGCACGACCTCTCGGTGGCTGACTGGCCGCGCGATGTGCTGACCTGGCACGATAACAGCCACATCCGTTGGGCCGCGTTCGGGACGGACACGAAACTCTACGCCTACCGCTTCGAT